GTAGGTAAGTTAAGAGTTGAGTGTAAGTCATTGAAAAGGCCTGTGGTTACAAAGTTTCCTATGGTTACATATATATATATATGGGTAGGTAGTGTAACCTACCCCATATACGAAAGTTAGAAAGACGCGCAACATGGGACAAGATGGCTGGAGTTCTTGCACGATATGCAGCAAGGAATTTCACACGCAGAACCTGATAGAGTTGAACGGCAACCCTATCTGCTTTCCGTGTTCGCTGTATGTGCAGTGGGATGAGGTTGACGAGGTGCGAAGGCCAAGCGATTACGATGATGCTGTAGAGCAGCAGCAAGAAAATAAAGTTATATCACTGATGCTGGAATTTGCGGGTCTTCAAGAAACGGCGTCAGGAGTGATATACTACCCAGATGAAAACCACGATAATGTGTACCATTTAGTGGGAACGAACAGAGAGGATTGAACATGCCAAAGGTCGGGGAAGATTTACCGAAGGAAATGCGGCTTGCGGGACTAAAGCGATTAAAGCCAGTGCAGCAGGAGTTCCTGAACAATTACTTGCACAAGGACATGACACAGACAGAGGCAGCGAGACAAGCGGGGTATAAGAACGCCTCGGTGTCCGCTGTACGTCTGCTAAAGAACCCAGTGGTAGCGGAACGCCTACAAGAGATGAGGCTGGAGGCTAACGCAAAATTCGGGGTAACAATCGACAAGTCAGTTCGGGATCTTAAAAAGCTACGGGATCAAGCGTGGGAGAACGGGCGATTCAGCGAAGCAATTCGGGCTGAAGAGTTGCGTTTAAAGGCAGCAGGGCTACTTATCAACAAGCAGCACGTTGTCAAGGAAGATATCACAGCGCAAACAAAGGATCAGATCGCGGCAAAACTGGCGGAATACAAGCGTTTGGCTGAGTCACGCATGACTAACGTAACACCAGATGTAGACGTTATCGAACATGAGGCACAAGATATAGTGCAAGATAAGCAGGATACGGTAAAATAATACCACACACCCCGTGCGGGGGGAGGAGGCGGTGTTTGGGGCCTGCTCGGGGCCTTGTAGGCGTAGATTTGTTCGGGATCGGGGTCTTCGGGCTAGGGTTTCTGCGGGTTTGCGGGCGCTATTCTCCGACAGCCTCGGGGTCGCCGGGGTTCGGGACTTCGGGATCAGTATAATTGTTCGGGTTCGGGATCGGGGCCACTGCCCGGTTGCAACAGAGTTGTTTACAATAGCAACGGGTTTGTTCCAAGTTGCAGCAGCAGCCTCCCAGTCTTCGATTCACCAGTGCAATTGTTCGGGTTCGGGGTTGACTACCGGGCCGAATCGGGGAATCATTGACTCCTCCCTTGGTCTGCCCCCGGTACACTCTCCTCCGTGCCGGAGGAACTTCTCGCCCCCCGAGCCTGAACACGAACAATTGTTCTGTTTGCCCCCGGCACCCAGCTCGGACAACAGATCTTCAGCAGCCTGAATCTTTTTTTTATTTTTTTTCTTTTTTCTTGTTGACACCATCTGCAATAGTTGCTTATATATATGTGTGCTTAACGAAGGAGGACGAAATGAAAACCCCACAAGTAAAGCCTGACTGGAAAACTGGCATCTATATTGGTAACGGTGTAGTCGCCGTACCTACAGCAGACCAGAAGGTACAAGCGGTAGTAGACGCAATTAACTGTGTAATGGAGGGAATTGGCGTAGACGAGGGTGATAATCAGGAAGCTATGTTGCACGAGTTAGCATGGCAGTTGGTAAATGTAACGAGGGGAGAAGAAAATGCGTAAGCTAGGTAATGCACTAACAGGTATCGGGTTCATCGGGCTGTGCTTTGCATCGGCTGTGGAACCAGACCCAGCAGTAACGGGATCATTCTTCGTTCACGCGGGCATCATTATGATCCTCGCCCTGACGATGGTAACGGGAGTTGCAACTTCTCGGGCTTCGTAACCCGAACAAATTATGATCGGGGATGTCCGGAAGAGTCCCTGGTCCGGTGGCAGCACGGCTTGGTTGGTTTCCCCGTGCTGCCATTTTTTTGTCCCGGGCCTAAACCCGAACAATTGTTCGTTCTCTTCCCGGGCAGCAGCGGCGAATCTTTTTTTATTTTTTTTGCTTTTTCTTGTTGACGGGTGTTGCAATGGTTGCTATATATAATGAGTAAACCAACGGAGGGCATGAAGATGCACAACTTACACAAGTATAACGAAATCAAAGAACACTTCACCGACTGGATGAACGAGCAAGATCACGAGTGGTTGAGGAACAACAAAGGCGAATGGCACCATGAGTGCTTTAATACAGACTATTACATCATCGGCACATACAAGGCCGAACAGTGGATGGGATCGAAAGCCTTTGACATCATCCGCACGGTGAAAGAATACGAGGAGGATAACTTCGGGGAAGTGACCACAGATCTGGCTGATCCCGAGAAGGTTGTCAATATGTACGCATACATTGTCGGGGAGCAGGTCGTCTCTGAGTGGCAATAAACCACAGCACATCGGGCCATCGGGGTCGGGTTCTTCGGGACTCGGCCCTTTTTTGTTCGGGATTCGGGACTCGGGGTCGGGCTTCGGGCTTCGGGGTCGGGATTTGTTCGGGTTTGCCGGGCCGAGTCCCCGGCGCTGGCCCCGGAAGCGCTTGGATTTTTGCCAGATTTTGGCGTTTTTTTGTGAAAAACCGCACAATTGTTCGCATTTATCTATTGCAACCATTGCATAAGTGTATATAATCAGATGCAAGGCAAGGGGATCAGCCCATTGCCGAAACCAACAAAAGGAAGCCAAAACAATGTCTTATCTAACAAACGAAACATTTTTGACTGCTGGTTATGAACTCGAAATTTCTGGCGGTGGCACCCATACGGTATGGGATCGCAAGCTTAAATCTGCCGGTTTCGATTGGTTGCGTGTTGAATATGACGGTACGCCAGTCGTAGACGCCGAAATAATAACACCGCCATTTGATATTGAAATGCGCGGTGGCGTTGGTGATGATTTGCGCCGCTTGTTTACATTCATTGAAGAAAACGGTGGCAGTGTCGCGCGGCGCGATCTTGGCGGCCATGTTCATATTGGCAACCGCGCTATCAAAGGCATGACACCGCGCGAACATTGGTTGCAATCAAAACAGCTAATGCGCGATCGCAATGCCTTTTATATGCCAAGTGATGATTGTTGTGCGGACGTTATGCCGCTTGTATTAGCAAAAGACGTCACCGCACGTTATGCCGAACACTTCGACGCGATCAATAGCATTCTGCCATCATCACGCCGCGCCAATCGTTATGCGCAACGCTTGGATCATATCGCGCCTAACGGCAGACGCCATGATGAATTCATGGCGGCATCATCTGCGGATGAAATGTCACGGTTAATTGGCGGCAAGTTTTATGCTGTTAACATGGCGGTCTGGACGCGAGGCACAATTGAATTTCGCCAGCATCAGGCGACAATGGACGTTCACAAGCTTGCCGCATGGTGCGAATTGATCAACACAATGTTTCGTCATTCTGATCATTATCGTGTCGATTATAACGCGCAAGGCATAACCACCATGCCAACGCCAGCGCAACCATACCGCGCAAGCTCGCGCATTGGTGTTATGTGGTCATTGATACGCCGTGACAATGGCGCAACGACACGCGAGCTTATGAATGCAACCGGCTGGACTGCTCAAACGGTACGCGCTCGCATATCTGAAATGCGCCGCGATCATGGCGATCAGACTGTCATATGCCACACGCAACAAGCCTTCGGCCATACATACGGCGCGTCTAATGGTGAATATGATTTGAACGGTTATATGGTGCCTGAAACAATCGAACGCCGCCAGCGCGACAACGGCGGGCTATTACCAGAAAACACGCGCGGCGTGTCGTCAATATGGGCTGGCTTGGATGATGTGACATTTGAATATTTCAATGAACGGCGCGATCAGTTGACCTGATCGCCAGCCACAACAAACAGGATTGCCCGCGCTAGTCGCGGGCTTTTCTTTTGCCTAGTGTTTGGCAGGTACCCTAGGCCCTAAACATAAAAACAGGATCGGGATCGGGTAGGGTATGGCACCCCCCTTTTTTTTAGTTGACAAGGGGAGAGGCTTCGCGCCGTGTTCCACACCAACATTCACCAAAAAATTTTGCAAAAAAAATTCCTTGCGCTTTTGCAATCATTGCCCCATATACTACATATAGACAGAAATGGAGGGTTTTATGCGTAAATATAGATTAAAAATCGGCGGTGATCCTATTGAGTTCACCTCTACGGGGCCTGATGGTTTCATTGATGCGTGGCGTATGGAGCATCGTTCACCTGATCCTGACCAGAAATCGTGGATCAGGACAGCAGCATCACTTGCATGCGACTGGAGCGGCAAGCCTGTGCGTTACGACACGCTTGATTCGTTCACTGAAGACATGATGCGCTATGGAATGTTGGAGGTTGTGGATGCCAAGCAAGGCTAAAACGTCTCACAGCATGTGGGAGGGCAATGATCTTGCTCGTGAACGCACCAGTTTAGGCAAGAGTCAGATGTCTTTTGCCAGCATATTGGGCTTGAGCCATCGCATGTACTGTTATTACGAGAGCGGTGAGAAGAAGATACCGAGGAGTGTGGAGCTTGCGGTGCGTTATGTGGCGAAGCAGAGTGGCAACGATGAGCCTATTGATCCGCCAACGGCAAAAGCTGAAGGTACCCTGACCCAGTTTCAGGA